ACGCCGTTCTTCCCAGCCGATTTCGTGCCGCGCGCCCGTGCCCTCATGGGCGGCGCGGCGGCGGTGGTCGGCATGTTCGCCGGCCAGATCTACCCGACCAACGCGCTCTGGCGCTTCAGTGCCCTCGCCGAGCTGCCGGACCGCGTGCGCGCGGGCATGGCGCCGCACAGCCTGAAGCGCCTCGCCGCCGAGATCGGCGCCACGACTCTCGACTATGCGCAATTCGTGCCGGACGACCCGTTCCTCAACGCCAACACGCCCGAAGAGCTCGCCGCGTTGCGGGCGCGGGCGGCGCGGCGTGTCTAGGAGGGAACGGGAGGGAATGGCTCCGCGAGCTGGAGACAAGTAATTGACATTGCTGGCATATTTGTCTTTTCTTCTTGTCTGCCCCCAACGCCGCTCCTATTCTCTTCGTCCATAGTGACATTGCTGGCTTTGCCAGCCAGCGCTCAAATGGGGAACGAGAGTAGGAGCATGGCCCGCAACCTTCTGACCACGGCAGCCATCCGAAACAGCGACAAGTCGAAGTTAAGCGACGGCGACGGTCTATGGCTCCATCGCAATCGATCCGGCAACCGCTCGTGGGTTTTCATCTATACCAGGCTAGGACGGCGCCGCGAAATGGGGCTCGGCCCGCTGGGCAGCGGCACCGGCCATGTAGGGCTCGCCGCGGCCCGCGCCAAGGCCGATGAGATTCGCACCATCCTCGGGCGCGGCGGCGATCCGTTCACGGAGATGGGCGAGCGATCAAAGGCTACCGGCAAGACGTTCTCACAAGTCGTCGAGGCGTACATCGAGGTCATGGCGCCGAGCTGGCGCGGCGCCAAGACCGAAGCGAGCTGGCGGCGGTTCCTTTCCACCTACGCAAAGCCGCTGCGCAAGCGGGTGATCGCCGACATTGCTACTGAGGACGTGCTGGCGGTCCTGCGTCCCCTGTGGCACGAAAAGCCGGAGACGGCGACGAAGACGCGCGTCCGGCTAAAGCAGGTTTTGGACCATGCCAAGGTGCTTGGCCTGCGGTCTGGAGACAATCCAGCCGAGTGGCGCGGGCACCTGGATAAGCTCCTGCCGCCCCCGCAGACCGTCGGCCGGCACCATGCTGCCATGGCGTACGCGGATATCCCCGCGCTTATGAATAAGGTGCGAGCGGCGACAGGGGTAGGCGCGAGAGCCCTTGAGTTTACGATCCTCACGGCCGCCCGTTCGGGCGAGGCTCGCGGCGCGACCTGGGCCGAAATCGACTTCAACGCGAAGCTGTGGACGGTGCCAGCCGAGCGTATGAAGTCCCGAAAGGAGCATCGTGTGCCGCTGGCCGATGCCGCGATTGGTGTGCTGCGAACCATGCTTTCGCAGAAGCGCGAGAGCATGGTTTTTCCGGGGAGCGATCCGTCGAAGGGGATTTCCGACATGACGATGGCCAAGGCGCTGCACGCGGCCGGCGGAACTGGTGTGACCGTCCATGGCTTCCGATCCACTTTTCGAGATTGGGCAGCCGAGGAGACACACCACGAACGCGAAGTAGCCGAGGCCGCTCTGGCGCACGCTATCGGCGACCGCGTCGAGCGCGCCTATCGCAGGGGCGATGCGCTAGAGAAGCGCCGCAAGTTGATGGACGAATGGGCCGCCTATTGTGGGGGCAACGAATATCAACACTAGGTATTGACATTTGCGCCCGTTTTGACGTATAGGCACTACCGTGTCGTTACTGGCGATTCGGCACGCTGAAACACATTCATGACCGCCACCGCAACCGACCTGCCCCGCGAGGGGCGTTTTGGCATGGAGTCATGAATGGACCACGCGAACGATAATTTCCGACTCATTTCGATTAAGGCCGCCGCAGCGATGACCTCGCTGTCGCGTTCGGCCATCAATGCGGCACGCGCCGAGGGGCGCTTTCCCGCAGCGGTCCCTCTTGGCGAGCGACGCATTGCATTCGTCGAATCTGAAGTGCGGGCCTGGATCGACGCCCGCATCGCGGCGCGCGCCGCCTAAACAGCCTGGCGCCTCGGCGCCGGGCACAACCACCATCACGGAGGATCCATGAGGATTCTTGCACTCCGACCGGGGGTCGATGACCCGCGCCGGCGTTTCCGGCTGCGCGCCATTTTCGACGTCCAACTCGATGACGATGTTCGCCTATTCGGCCTGCATCTGATGCAGGCCCCGGACGGACGGCACCTGACGTTCGCGCCGTCGAAGCACGGGCAGAAAGTCGCGACCTTCTCGCCCGATATGGCGCAGCGCTTGACCGAGCTTGCCACGAAAGAACTGGAGGGCATTGATGCCCGTTTTGAACGCGCAGCCTGATCCGTCGCCCGCCGAATCGCTAGACGCCGCCTACCGCTGGGCGACCCAACTCCACGGCGACGTCGTTCTTATGCCATTCGTTGACGGGCAGCCCGACTGGTCGACCACTCGCCGCGGGCTCGAAAAGCATGACGGCAGCGACGAGATCGATCCGGCCGACATTCCCCGCCTCGCGGTATTGACCGACAGCTTCGAGCGGATCTCGCCGGACGTGCCGATGGCCACCGGCGTCTCCGTCATCAGCTGGTGGGACGAGAATGGCGCCGAGCACGTCAAGGCTATTGAGGGCACGCCGGCTTATGCCGCTATTTGCGAAGGCATCATCAAGCGCTCGATAGCAACCGGCTGGCGTGTCTTCTACCGCAAGACCCCCGCAAAGCCGCGCCTGTCGGAAGGCCTGCCGGTGGTCGATCTTGCTGACTGGGAGGGGCGCACCATCCCGCCGCGCGAGTCCTTCGTTGAGGGGCTGATCCCGTCGAGGAACGTCACCCTCCTGTCGGGCGACGGCGGGCTCGGCAAGTCGCTTTTGGCGCTTCAGATTGGCGTTGCGTCCACGCTTGGCCATGCGACGCTCGGCCTGCGGCCGAAGGCGGGCAAGGTTCTGTATATCGGAGCAGAAGACGAGGCCGAGGAATTCCACCGCCGCGTTGATGACATTCTGCGAGACCAAGGGGCGACCTACGCCGATACGGGCGGCCGGTTCAAGCTGCTGGCGCTGGCAGATCGAGACGCGCTCCTTGCCGTGCCGGGGCGCACAGGGGCACTGGAACCGACGCCCCTATTCGGCCAGGTTGCCGAGCTGGTCGGCGAGCATCAGCCCGACCTGATCGTTCTCGATACCGCGGCGGACATGTTCGGCGGCGACGAGATCAAGCGCGGTCAGGTACGCCAATTCATCGCCATGCTCCGGTCGATCGCCCTGCAGGCGGATTGCGCCATCCTGCTGCTCGCCCACCCCTCCGTGGCCGGCATGCAGACGGGCACCGGGACGTCCGGCAGCACGGCATGGAACAATTCAGTACGCAGTCGGCTCTACCTCACGGCCGTGGCCGACGATGACGACGCTCGCGTTCTCACGAACATGAAAAGCAACTACGGCCGGAAGGGCACCAAGATCTCGATGCGCTGGCGCGACGGTGTGTTCGTGCTCGACGACGGGCGGCCTTCACCTGCGGCCGGGCTCATGGACCACCATGCAGACGAGGTGTTCCTTGAACTGCTTTCCCTGTTCAATCGAACCGGGCAGTCGGTCAGCCCGAACCCATCGGTCAGTTACGCGCCGAAGGTGATGCAGGCGCACCCCGACTCTCGCGGACTGACCAAGAAGGCGCTGGAACAGGCCATGCACCGGCTGCTTAAATCCGGGCATATCCGCACGATCAAGGAGGGGCCACCGACCCGGCAGCGCTCCCGGCTATGGGTTTCGGCCGAGGATTTTGGTGGCGACGAGCCGGCTGATGAGGTGACGGAATGACCTACCAACTGGCTACCAACGCCCCTTCCAACGCCCTGCCAACCCCTACCAACGGGGGTGTGTGTTCCAACCCCCTATACCCCCATGGCGTTGGTACAGCCAACGCCGGGTTGGTAGACCCGGCTGCCGTCCCAGCGCCAAAGCCTGCGAATGATAACCGTCCGACCCAGCGCTGGCCCACCGGCAAGCGCTTGCTGGCCGCCCAGCGGTTCGATGACTATCGGATGCTGCTCGACTATCGCCAACTGCTTGCCACGGCCTGGGGAACGCCCGCCAACGACAACCATCGTGACCCAGCGCCGCGGCCTGGCGCGGTGGACGAGCGGCCCATCGAGGATCAGATCGACCAGACCGATCTGATCGAGGAGGTGCTTCCGACACTGGCCGAGTTACACGATCTCAGCGGCGTGCCGTGGCTGGGCGACGAGGGATTCGATCCGGCGCGACCGGCGCGTCCAGTGCTGGAGGTACGAGATCGAGCTGGAGTCGAGTGGCACCGGCTGGGCCGTCTGCTCTTCGTCTCGGGCGCATATCTGCTCCAATACACTGATGCGAAGGGCAGGCTCCGTCGGCCGATCGAGGTGCGGCGCCCGCACCGGGCGAGGCGGGCCTCGCCGGCCATCGTGCCCAACACCGACTGGACCATCGACGACATGGTCGACGCGCGCCAACAGGTTCGGAGACTGTGGCAGGGAACGCCGGCCAGTAGCGTGCGCATCCTTGAGCACGCGCTGGGCCCGACGACCGCCCGCGAGATCGGCGAAGCCTTCGGCAAGCACGACAAAACTGCCGAGCGGCTTGGCGTCCGGCTGATCGACCGCGCCATAGGCCACCTGCGCAGCCGGTGGCCGTCCCCAGATTGCGAGTTGCGCGCGTATATATAGAGGGGGGTTTTCTCCCTCCCCTTTCGAGCCGTCCCAGCGGCGGGCCTTTTCCACCATCGCGTCGTGCCCACGACGCTCGATCGCGACGCCCTGCGGCTCCTTTGGGCCAGCGGGGCGTCGGCGTTTTTTTGCCCCGCCGACGTTTCGGCACCCACACGTGGAGTCCAACAATTGACCCTGCCCAACTTCTGGCGGCGGGCGGCGTTCAGCGTTGCCGAGTCCGCCGACATCCTCGACGTACCGATCGACACCCTCCGCACCTGGATGGCCCGTGAGCCTTCGGGCGACTATCTCGGCGCGAAGACCGGTAACCGCGTCCACCTGTCCGGCAATGACGTTTTTTTCTACGCGCTCGTCCGCGACCTCACCGCTTACGGCTGCCCGACGCGGGCCGCCATGGCCGCTGCGGCCGGCATCGCCGAGCTCGCCACCGACGAGCTGCCGCCCGAGAAGCCCATAATCATACGGCGCCGAGCGCGCTCGACGGAGTTCGTGGACAGCGACGACGCCAAGCACTCCGTGGCAGTCATCCCGCCGCGGGCGCTGGCCGAGGAAATCATCGAGCGCTGCGCGGCCGTCTATAAGACCGAGGCAAGCTAATGGGCCTCCTGGACTTCCTCAAGCGCCGCTCGGCGCCGCAGTCCGATGCCGAAATCCTTGCCATGCTTCACGGCGCCGACGTGACCCGCGTGACGCCCAGCGAAGCCCTGCAGTCGCCCATGCTGGCGGCCACGGTGCGCACGCTCGCGGAGGCCGTTGCGGCGCTGCCGGTGCACGTCTATGCCCGCGCTGCGGGCGGCAGCAAGGATCGGGCGGACCACCCCGCCGACATCGTCCTGCAGCGGCCGAACCCGTGGACAGGCCGCGCCGATCTGCTGTCGGCGATGATGCTGGACGTTCTGACGCGCGACGAGGCTTTCGCGCTTGTTATCCGCGCTCGGGGCCGCCCGCGCGAAATGCACCGGCTCGCCCCCGACAGCGTGCAGGTGAAGCTCGACGATCGCACCGGCGAACCTCAGTACCGCATTACGGCCCGCGACGGCACGCAGCACCTGCATGGGTGGCAAGACATTGTGCACGTGCAGGCGCCCGGCTCGACGCCCGACGCGCCGCTGTCGCTACTGACTATGGCGAACAAGGCGGTGGCGCTCGACCTGGCTATGGCGAGGTACGAGGCAACGGTGTTCCAGAAGGGGGCGAGGCCGAGCGGGCTGCTGACGGTGCCTTCGAACACGAAGCCGGATCGCATGCGCGACATTCGCGAGACGTTCGTTGAAGTGTTCTCCGGGCGCGGCGCGGGGGGAACGGCGATCCTCGACAGCGGAGTCGACTGGAAGCCCTTGTCCATGTCGATGGTGGAGAGCGACTTCTTGCAGCTTCGCAAGCACGCCCAGGCGGAGATCAGCCGCATCTACCGCGTGCCCGAGACACTGGTCGGCGTCACCGATCGCGCCGTCTGGCGCAACATTGAAGAGCTGGGTGACGCCTTCCTGAGCTTCGGGCTGCTGCCCTGGCTCGAGGTCTGGCAGCAGGCCCTCGCACGTGCCCTGCTCACGGCAGCCGAACGCTCCACAATGTTTGTGGAGTTTACTCTGGACGGCTTCGCAAAGGCCAACCTGGCAGCACGCTACTCGGCTTATCGCCAGGCTACCGGCGGCTCGTGGCTGACACCCAACGAGGTGCGCGCGCTCGACAATCGGCCGGCCGTAGAGGGGGGCGACGAGCTCATCCGTCAGGCTGGCCAGGAAACAATAGAACAGGAGTCTGCTGTCGATGACAGAGAAGACAAGTGAGGTGAAGGCGCGCTTCGGCGGTGCCGAGCGCGTGTTCAAGATCCCGCGCGACAAGCTCGAAAACTTCGAGCTAGCCATCGGCGAGCCCGCGCAGGTGCGCTTTCGCCGGCTGGTGACTGGCACGGCGACGGCCGAACAGGTGCGCGAGGTGCTGGAGCTGTCGGCGCCTCGCGGCCTTGGCCAGAAGCTGCCGGAGAGCAAGGTTGAGGCAGACACCGCTGCCATGTGGCTCGCGCTGAAGCGTAGCGCCATGGCTCATGTCGGCTCCGACTCGTTCGTCGCCAAGGCCATTGCCCAAAAGCCGCCGGCTCGGTTCGGCCTGCTCGCGCAGGGGGTGCTGGCCGCTTGCCTCTACGGCCTGCCGGCTGAAGCGGCGTTCTTCGACGAGGACGATGACGGCGCCGACGCGCCGGCATCGCCCGACGCGCAGGGGGCAGGCGATGCCGAATAACCGTCCAGACGTGCACGAGGTTCGCCACCTCGATCTGGCGGTCCGCGTCACCGCTGGCGACGAGGGGGTCATCGAAGGCATTGCCTCGAGGTGGAATGAGGAGGACGCCTATGGCGACCTCGTTCAACGCGGCGCGTTCACCGCGTCCCTTGCCCAACACCGCGCCAACGGCACCATGCCGGCAATGCTATGGCTGCATGGCGCGCCGGCCGGTGTGTGGGACACCATAGAAGAGCGTTCTGACGGGCTCTACGTCCGCGGCCACTTCGCTCTCAACACCAACACCGGCCAGCAGGCGTACGAGCATGCCAAGGCCGGCACCACCACCGGGCTCTCGATCGGCTTTCGTTACGTCGATGTCGAGACCGGCGCGAACGGTGAGTGGATCGTCAAGGCCGTCGACCTTCACGAGATTTCGCTCACTCCCACCCCCGCGGCGCCGCGTGCCCGCATTTCCAATGTACGTTCAACTGGAGGCAAAATGCCCGAACAGATCACCACGCCGGCGCCTGTCGCCGTTTCCGCCGAGGCGTTCAATGCGCTCGAGGCCGAAGTCCGCAGCCTGACCGAAGCGCTCGATCAGCGCGAAATCGACGCCCAGCGCCCCGGCACCCCGGCCCGCGAGCAGACCAGCGACGCCAACGTCGAATCCCGAGCCCTTGCCACGTTCCTGCGCACCGGCGACGACACCGAGATTCGGGCCATTACCGGCGCCGGCTCGGATAGCAATCCTGACGGCGGTTGGACGGTCCTGCCCACGATTGACCTGTCGATCCGCCAGCTTGTCACCGACCTGTCGGTCATGAGGAACCTGGCCAGTGTCGTGACCATCTCCACGGCGACGTATGAGCGTTTCTACTCTCTCGGTAAGCGTGGCGCCCAGTGGGTTGCCGAGCGCGATGACCGCCCGCAGGATACCGCCAGGCCTGAGTTGATCAAGCACAGCTACGGCGTGGCCGAGTTGTACGCCGCGCCGACTGCCACGCGGCACCTGCTCGAAGATTCGGCCGTCGACATTGCCGGCTGGCTGGTGGACAATGCGACCCACGACTTCGCTGAGACTGAAGGCGAAGCCTTCTGGCGTGGCGACGGCGTCGACGGTCGGCCGAAGGGGCTTCTGACCTACCCCACGGCGGCCACGAAGGACTTCACGCGCGCGTGGGGATCGTTCCAGTACGTGCCCGCCGGCCACGCCTCGGCGCCGACCGACGCCAATCTGGTGACGGCGCTGATCAAGCTCGTGGCGGCGCTGCGCAAGCCGTATCGCGGTAACGCGGCGTTCGTCATGAACTCGAACACCGCCACGCGGCTGCGCACGATCGTCGACGATAACGGGCGTTACCTGTGGGCGCCCACCGGCAACCTCATCGAGGGCATCGAGCACCCCCTGCTCGGCTATCGGGTCGAGATCGACGACGAGCTGGACGATATTGGCTCCAACAGCTTCCCGATCGCCTTCGGCGACTTTTCGCAGGGTTACGTCGTCGTCGACCGGCAGGGCATCCGGGTGGAACGTGACGCAGTGACCGTCAAGGGCCGCACGACTTTTGACACATACAAAAGGGTCGGCGGCGGTGCTGGCGACTTCAACGCCATCAAGTTCCTCAAGGTCGCTGCGTCGTAAGCCCGTTCTCGGCGTCACCAATATCGGGCCGTCCCTCATGGGGCGGCCTTCTTATTTCCACAGGAGGCCATCTTGGCTCGTAGAGACACTTTCCACGACAACAAGGTTGTCGTCGCCATCGCCCCTGCCGTCGCCACCGCTGCCGCCTCCGGCAGCACCGTCGACACGCAGGGTTATAGCAGCGTTCTGTTCGCCATTGCCACCGGCGCCATTGTCGGCGACGGCGACTTCGGCGTGAAGATCCAGCACTCCGACACCACTGACAACGGCGACTTCACCGACGCGCCGGCCACGACCGTTCTGGGCGCCGTGCCGGCTACGCTGGAAGCCTCGACCGCGTATCGCCTCGGCTACATCGGCGGCAAGCGCTATGCGCGCGTCGCCCTCACCAAGGCCGGCGGCACGTCGATCGCTATCGGCGCCGTAGCGGTGCTCGGCGAGCCCGCCATCGCGCCGGTCGCGTAACCGTCAAAGGCCTGCGCTTCACGGCGCAGGCCGCCCATTCTCGAGGAGCCACCAATGGCCGACCCCATCTTGGCGACGCTGCAGGGCGCGGTGTCGACGCTGCGCGCCTCGTCGGCCGTGGCGGCGCTCGTCGCTGGGCGCATCTACGATCGCCCGCCCCAAGAGCCCCTGCCCGCATCGCCTTATATTTCGCTCGGCCCACACGACGCCACGACCGACGTGGTGGCCGACTGCATCGACGGGCTCGACCTCACCTTCCAGGTCGACGCATGGGCCTTCGACGCTGCCGACGCGAAGTCGCGCGTCGTCGTCACCGAACTGGCTGGCGCCGTGCGCAAGGCGCTGCACAAGCACGAAATCATGGTCGCTGGAACGCCAGTCTGGATTTTGCATCGGCAGACGCGCGTGATGCGCGACCCGGACGGCGGATACCATGCGGCGCTATCCTTCGGCGCGCTTGTCGACCTGTTGTGAGCCGCGCACGAATCTGCCCGGCCTGTCGTCGCGCCGTGCCGGCCGGCCAGGAATGCGCCTGCCGCAAGCGCCGCGAGGCGGCCCGCAAGGCCAAGCTGGACGCTGCCCGACCCAAGAGCGGCGAGCGTGGCTATGACGCCGACTGGCGCGCCGTGCGGCGGCAGTACCTCGCGGCCAACCCGCAGTGCAGCCACGACGGCTGCACGTCGCCTGCCGCCGAGGTTGACCACATAAAGTCCGTGGCCGACCGCCCGGACCTAAGGCTCCACTGGTCAAATCTCAGGGGCTACTGCAAGCGCCATCATAGCCAGCGCACGGCGCGCGACCAGTCGTTCGGCATGTCGGCCGAGGCACGCGCCCGCACCTGGCCAGCCGGCCTGCGAAAGAGCGCGATCCCCCTGACCATAGTCTGCGGCCCGCCCGGCTCGGGCAAAACGACTTGGGTGCGTGAGCACGCCGGCCCGCAAGACATTGTCATCGACCTCGACGTGCTGAAGGCCGAACTGTCGGGCACCAGCATGTATAGCGCCGGCCCAGAGTGGACCGGCCCCGCACTAGAACGCCGCAACACACTACTGCGATCACTGGCAACCAGCACGGCGCCGGCTGCATGGTTCATCGTGTCCGCACCCGAGCCGGCCGAGCGAACGTGGTGGCAAGCCCAGCTCGGCGGTCGGCTCCACGTCATGGACACCGACAAGGCCACCTGCCTCGCGCGCATCGGATCGGACCATCGCCGCATCGGTCATCGCGACCGCATGATGAAGCGCTGCGAGGAATGGTTTTCTACCGCAAGGGGGGATATGGCGAGGTTTGTTGCGCCAAACCCCACCGCGCGCCCCCTATCGACAAAACTTTTTCGGGAATTGGGAATTTCTAACCATGGCGACGAGAAATTTTACTGCGGTTGATGCTGCGGTCGAGTTTGTTTCTCTTGCAGAAACAAAGGCTTACCTCAGCGTTGCCCACAACGACGACGACGCGCTGATCGAGCGGCTGACCGACGCGGCGATTGAGATGCTGGGCGGGCCGAGCGGGATGCTGGGGCGCTGCCTCGGAAAGCAGAAATGGCGCGTTGCGCTGGACGGCTTTCCAGCCGGCGCACTCACCATCGGGCTGCCGCCGGTGCAGTCCGTCGAGTCGGTGAAGTATATCGACCGCGAGGGCGTCGAGCAGACGCTGCCGGACACGGCGTACCGCCTGACGGGCATCGGCCGCGACGGCACGTTGACGCCGACGGCAAGCTGGCCGGCAACAGCCGACGGCCCTGAGGCGGTGACGATCGCGTTCACCGCTGGCGACGCCGCAGGCGAGGCGAGCAGCCAGTTGCGCCAACTGGTCCTGGCGCTGGTCTGGTCCTGGTACGAATCGCGGGGCGTCACAGACACCCCGACCGGGCTCACCACCGCCCTGCCGTTCGGGTTCGATACTCTCGTGTGGAACTGGCGGTACGATCGATATGAAGATCAGGCTTAACGCCTACGGCATCAGGAACATCTCGAAGGCGTTCGCAGCGGCGCCGGCCGCGGTGCAGAAGCGCCTCGACGAGGCAGCCGCGAAGAATGCCGACGAGCTGGCCGGCAGCGCGCGCGCCATGGTGCCCGTTCTGACAGGCGCAACGCGCGACAGCATTGCGGTGAAGCACGAGGGCCGCACCCACTGGGTCGAGGCCACCGACCCGGCAGCGCAGGCTCTGGAGTGGGGCACGCGCAAGATGGCCGCGCAGCCATTCTTTTATCCGGCATATCGGCTGCTTAAGAAGCGCTTTAAAGGGCGCAACTCGCGCGCCATGAGGCAGGGTCTAAAGGATGCCGGGCTCGATCCGAAGGCCGTTCTACGAGGGAAGTCATGAGCGCATTTCGTGAGAAGCTGCATTTCCAGAAGCGCACGACCGTGGATGATGGCTTCGGCAATCAGGTGCCGGGCGGCCCATGGGTGACTCAGTTCACCGAGCCGGCCCGGTTGCGACCGGGGCTCGGCAGTGAGACCGTCATCGCATCACGTTTGCAGGGCATCCAGCCCTATCGCGTCACCATCCGCTCAAGCCAGCGCGCGCGCTCGATGACCACGGCGTGGCGCGCAATCGATGCCCGCTCGGATCGCAAGTTCGCCATCAAGGCGATCGCCAACCCTGACGAGCACAACCGCTATCTCGAGCTGATGGTCGTCGAAGGGGACGCGGAATGAAGGGGCGAAAGGCCACGGTGCAGCGCACGCCCGAGGCGATCGACCGCGTGCCAGCTGCGCCCGCCGCTCTGTCGGATCTGGCGCGCAAGGTGTGGCGCAGGGAATTGGCGCCGCTTGTGGCCGCCCGGAAGATTGCGGCGCACGAGCTGCCGCTTTTCGCATCCTATTGCAGTGCCACGGCGCGCATCGATGAGGCGCAGGCCGAGATCGACAAGCACGGGTTACTGATCCTGTCGGCAACCGGCGAACTGAAGCGCAACCCAGCCACCACCATCCAGAAAGAAGCCATCGCCCTACAGGCGCGGCTCGCGGCCGAGTTCGGTATCACGCCGGCCAGTCGCAACAAGAACGAGGGCTTCGCTCATGACGACGATGATGCGGCGCCCGGCGTGGATAGCATCTAGCGACCTGCTGCCGGACCCGCACGGAAAAGGGCAGCGCGCTGTCGATTTCCTGAAATGGATGCGCCACCCCAAGGCCCTGTCCGGCCGGTTCGAGCTTCTGCCGTTCCAGGAGCGCATCGTTCGCAAGGTCTACGGTACGACCCGCGAGGACGGCACTCGCCAATATCGCACCGTATTCTTCATGGTCGGTCGCGGCGGGCGCAAGACAGCGCTGGCGGCCGGACTCGAACTGCTGCACCTGGTCGGCCCTGAGCGCATCCCGGGCAGCCAGATCTACAGCGCCGCCAACAGCCAGAAGCAGGCGGCGCTGTGCCACAGGGAAATGGCAGGCATCATCCGCAACACGCCGAAACTCAAGCCGGCGGTGAAGCTGCAGGACACGTTGAAGCGCTGCCGGTACGTCAAGGGCGACATAACCTACGAGGCCATGTCGGCCGACGCCAGTAATGCGCACGGGCTGACGCCCAGCTTCACGTTCATCGACGAGCTGCATGAGTTCCGCACCGCCGACCTGCTCGACGCGATCCGCACGGGCCACAACAAGACGCGCAATAGCTTGCTGTTCATTGGCACCACGGCAGGCGCCGGCCGGGACACGCCGGCCTATGATTTCTATTCGTACGCCAAGGACGTGGCCGCCGATCCATCGATCGACCCGACGTTTCTGCCCGTCCTCTTCGAGGCCGGCGCTGATGACGACTGGCAGGACGAGGCGATCTGGTACGAGACCAACCCCGGCCTGGCTGACGGCTTCCCCGACATTGAAGGGCTGCGCACCTACGCCCGCGAAGCCCAGCACCGGCCGAGCCAGCGCTCGGCGTTCAAGCGCCTGCATCTCGGCGTGTGGCTGGAACAGAACGCCGATCCATGGCTCGACATGTCAATTTATGACGAAGGCGACGGCGCTGTCGACGTTGCGGCATTGGCCGGGCAGCCGTGCTATATCGGCGTCGACCTTGGGTTCACCGAAGACCTGTCGGCCATTGTCGCGGCGTTCCCGCTCGATGGCGGCGACGTGGCGTTGCTGCCCTTTATTTTCGCCCCCGACGACACCCTGCTGGAGCGTGCCGAGCAGGACGGCCAGCCGTGGGTCGAATGGCGCGATGCCGGCCACCTGATCACGACGCCAGGCCGGACGGTCGACCTCGAAGTCGTCGAGTCCAAGCTGCGCGAGTTGTGCGACCTCTATGACGTGGCGGAGATTGCCATCGACCGCTTCGGTGCGCACGGGCTGCGGCGGCGCCTCGAAGACGACGGCTTACCGATATTCGAGCACGGCCAGTCGTTCATGCACATGGGGCCGCCAATCAAGGCTACCGAGCGGCTGGTGCTGGAAGGTCGGCTGCATCATGGCGGCCATCCCATTCTGCGCAACCACTTTGCGAACGCCGTTCTGCGCGCCGACGACATGGGCAACCAGCGGTTCCAGAAGGGCCGCGACCGTTCACGCAAGATCGACGCGGCGATAGCGGCAACAATGGCCATAGGCCGCATCGATGCCGCCATAGAGGCCGGCTCGGTGTTCGACACATTTTCGAAGGAGGAACTCCTCATTGGCTAATAACGATCTTGCCCGCGTTGTTCTCGGCCTCTCGGCCGAAGTGACGCAGCTGCGCCGCGACATGAAGAAGGCCGAAGGCATCGTCGCAGAATCCAATAAGGGGATGCAACGTTCGACCGAGCAGGCCGCTCGAAAGATGGACAGCGCGATGGCGCGTGCCACCAAGCAGATCGGCGAGAGCGGCAAGGCGGCATTCCTTGGACTCGGCAAAGGCGCGCTGGCGGCTGTCGCCAGCACCCTGACCGTTGGCGCCGCGATCGCCGGCACGCGCAAGGCTTTGGACGACTTCGGCGCCACAGCGGATCGAGCGGCCGCGACCGGCTTTGACGTAGAGTTCCTGCAGGCCATTGAGCATGGCGCATCGCTGGCCGGTGTAGAGATCAACACGCTGAGCAGCGCGCTTACCACCTTCAGCAAGAATGCCGGCCTGGCTGTCGAGGGAAAAGGCCGCATGGTCACAACCCTCAAGGAGTTGGACCCGGCGCTGCTCGAAAACATTCGCAATGCCACCACCCAGGAGCAGCGCCTAAAGCTGGTGACCGACGCTCTGGCGAAGGAAACCGACGCGGCCCGCAAGGCGGCCATAGCGACAGCCGCGTTCGGCGACAGCGGCACGAAGATCGCCGCAGCGTTTTCCGGCGGTGCTGCGCAGATTGACGAGATCGTCACTAAGGCCCGCGCCCTGGGGCTGGTTGTGGACCGCGAGGTCATTGCGCGCGCCGACGAGCTGGGCGATGAACTGGACACCGTTTCGCAGGTGGTCAACACCAAGCTCAATCAGGCGTTCGTCAATCTCGGCCCGGTGCTGGTCTGGCTCACCGGCCGCGTGGCCGATATGGCCGGCGCCGTTGGCGACCTTGTCGACGGCATGCAGTCGCTGGAACACCAGTCCACGCGCTCGCTCGAAGGCCAGCTCGGCGCGCTGGACGCCTCGAAAAACATGCCGAATCCACTCGGCCTGCCGACTGATGTGTTCGGCGTCGATGCGGCGAAGCGCGCGGAGATCATGGACGAGCTGCGCAGGCGGGCGATGGACAGCCTGCGCACCCAACTCACCAATAAGCCGCCCACGACGCCGGCCCTGCCGACGCTGGAAGATACCGCATCGCGCGACGCTGCTGCGCGCAAGGCCGTGCAGCAGGCCGAGGCTGTGAAGCAGCTAATCGACAACCTTCAGTTCGAGCACGACCTGATCGGCGCGACCGATCGCCAGCGCGAGATCGAGACGGCGCTGCGCCAGGCTGGTGCGGCCGCGACGGATGCGCAGCGGCAGAAGATCGAGCAGTTGGTCGGCGCCACATACGACGCGAAGGCGGCCAATGAGGCGCTGGCGGATTCGATAGCCGAGATCGCCGACATCGGCCAAACGGCCCTGCGCGGCTTCATTGACGACCTTATCGCAGGGAAGTCGGCCGGCGAGGCCTTCGGGAGCGTGCTCGGAAATATTGGGAACAAGCTGCTCGATATGGGGATCAATTCGCTGTTCGCTCCACTGACCGGGGGCAACCCGCTCGGCGGGCACCTGGGTTCAACGTTTTCTTTCGGAGGTGCAAAGTGAGCGCCATCATCACATCGCGCACGGCGACGGAAGTCGAGCTTCTCGCCGACGGTCTCGTGTACCAGTTCGACGGCACCATTGTCGGGCGGCAGCGCAAGATCGTTGTCGCGCCGAACCTGCCGCTGGCGATTAACGTCCGCGGCCCGCAAGGCGTTGGCGCCGCGTTGGCAGGCGCCGCTCGACTGCTCAGCATGGCGGGGGACTTCACCGGCGTCGTGCAGTTCCTGTCGGATCAGATTGGCAAAGACAGTCGCTTCCGCGAGCAGCCCATTGCGGAGGTCACCGTGGCCGGTGTGGTCGATGGCGTTCCGCAGGTGTGGCAAGGATTCACCCATGACTATGGCGAGCAGGCCGCTGGGGTGTTTCGTGCCCACGCTGATCGATATATTGGCGGCGCCATGGGCAAGCCGGACGTAGCGACTTGGAATAGTTGGGGGCCGACACCCGACGCGCCAGATGGCGTCCTGCGAAAGCACGCGCTGACTATCATGGCGGGGCTGCGCGCCCTGCCCGGCCCTGTCTACGGCGTCGAGGACGGCTCCGACGTGCGCGGAGTCGGTGGCCATATCCAGTACGTCAGGATCGGCGCGGACGGCTCGATCACCGACGAGATCATCCACGAGTGGCCCGAGGATGTCGTCGGCGAGAAGGTGAACGGGGCGGGTCCGTTCGCCCTTGCCGGTTAGCTGCGCCGTGCGGAGCGTGAAGCGGTCTGGCGTTGCAGAAGCTTCGCCATTTTGGCGAAGCTTCTCTCGGCCGTTTCCGATTGCTCCATTTCTGGTCTCCGGAAACATCCGCTCGACGCGCGGCGAACTCTGGCTCGAGATCGAGGCGGAGGAGGCGTGGAAGAGGAAGCACAATTCTGGTGTCCAAAATTTAGACACCAGAATACCAGGTGGGAAGCTCCGCACCCGCGGCCCTCAGCACCAGCAGAAGTTCGCCACCGAAACCGCTGAAGCCACAGGTCAAAGCCGGCAGGCTGGCAACCCTCACAGCGCGGTGGGCGTCTGGCTTTGACACACCAAGCTCGCGGGCGGCGGCATTTATCCCGCCCGGCTGCTGCCCTGCCTTTCGATGCGTTTCAATCTGAAACGTATCATCTTTCGCTATCTGCCTCTCCGTCCGCTCTATCCATTCCGCAAGTTGCTCATCGCGCTCAAGAGCGGCGCAGCGCCACGCCAGGCCCGGTGCTGACCGTGCCGTCTTCGAGGAACTGCACGCCCGCCGATTCGAGGGCGAGGCGGATGGCGGCGAGGTTGTTAGCGATAGGGGTGCGCTTGCCGGATTCGAAGCTTCTTATCGTGGACAGGCCAACAGTAGCTGCATGAGCCAGGTCTTGCTGCGACCATCCTAGAAGCCCGCGACCGGCGCGACATTGGGCAGGGTTCATCGTCATACCGCTTCATACCACATAGATGGAATTCAGCAAGATGAACGATTTTCGTTGACTTAAGTTTGGCGCGATGCTCTCTAGATCATGTGATCGAAAATCGTTCACCTGATCTATATGGAGAAATCGCAATGAACGCTAAGACCAACAGCCGCCCAGCCGACGCCTCGTCATCTGACTACGCCCAAGACCCCCGATACGCTTACCTTGAATGGCTGAGTATGGAGGCGCGGCTGCTCCGCATGGAGCTCTGGCCCGAGGCTGGGGTGGACGCAGACTTCATGCCCTGCAACACCTTTGCGCGCTCGTTTCACTTCCCGGCCGGCAAGCGCTGGCAGGACGTTGAACCTCCTTCCCTCCGGGCCGAAAAGGTACTTCGCGCCGTCGGAATCGCGCTGCCGGAGTCGGCAGCATGAGCAGCCAGGATCTCGCAAAACTCGAAGCCACAATCTGCAGCCTGGCCAAGTCCGTCGAGCTGGCCAAACTCGGCGCCGCTGGTGGCGATCCGGCGGTGATGGCCTACGCCATCGACGTGATCTCACGGGAGATCGGTGACGTGATGACCGCGTTCTATGAACCCGACGAGACGGAGCCCGCGCCATGACCACCTCCCACCCCTACGACCACGACCTCGGCGAGGCCGTCGAAGTCACCCTGACCGGTCGGGTCATCGAGCGGAAGGACACCCCGTCGGGCGACCAGTATTGGGTCGAGCAGACGCTGCCGGACGGCCGCACGGCCCGCCAGTGGTTCCGGGGCTGCAACATAAGGCTGGCGGACGACGAGCCGGCTGGCCCGGTGGAATCATGATCGTCCGCTACGCCGACCCACCGCCCAGGCCCACGCTAAAAGCTGAGCGCCGCGCCGACGGCATGCTGGACGAGCCGGTGACCTTCTACGCGCTCGTTTCGCTGCTGGAGCTTGCCGCAGAGGTACAGCGTCGCGAGCGCTGCCTCTGGCACGAGGCGCTGCAACGCGCGATTCAGCTGGCGCGTTGA